ACACCGCCCCCACCACCACCCCCCCGCGCACGCGCCCGAACGCAGGTGGCTAGCGATATAAAAAAAACTTTCAATATAGGGAATTCGTGACGTATGCCTGCTCGTAAATCATCAGTTTTGATTGTTCGTGATGAGACTCGGGTGGATCGTCAGTCGCGGGTTGACGGAGAGTCTGCAATGACCCCGAAAACCGACTTGAGCCGCAAGCCGCCCAAGTTGCTGAATGGACACAAGGTTGCATCTACAACATGGACACGCGTTGTATCGTTGTATTTTGAAATCGATGGCAAGATCGCCACTGCATTCGATTCGGATTTGCTCGTTAAGTACTGTCTGCTTGAAGAGGAGGTCATAGAGTTGTCGGATTTGCGCGTCGTAATCAAAAAGGAATGGCAGGAACAACTCAAACAAGCGAAGCGCATCAAGCCAAACGATAAAAACTTAAAAGAGTGGGGCAGGATGTGGGATGTGGTGAACGGTCTCTTTCAGCGTTTTCAAGGCATGGATGCCCGCCTGGATGGAAAGCGCAAGCTGTTGCACGCGTTGAGTCAGAGTCTTTATCTCACGCCGCGTTCCCGTGCGGGAGTGGCGCCGCCAACAAAAGAACCCGATGAACCCAAAAGCGAAATGGAAGAGTTGTTGTAAATGCTCGATCGTGCAAAAGCAAAGCGGGCGGTTAAATTTATCTCCCTTCTGAATTTGACCAATGATTATCATGGTGTGCCGTTCAATCTTTTGGAGTGGCAACATCAAATTATTTGGGATGTTTTTGGAACGTTGAACGAACGCGGCTTGAGAAAATATCGCAATGTTTATCTGGAGGCTCCGAAGAAGCAAGGAAAGACGGCGTTGATCGGCGCGATAAATGTTTTGCATTTGTTCGATAAAGAGGAGCCAAACGGGGAAATATATTCCTGTGCCAGTGACCGCGAGCAGGCATCCATCATCTACCATACAACCGTTGAAATGATCGAGCAGGATAAGGCGTTGATGAAGCGTGTGAAAATCGTTGACAGCTACAAGGAGATCACCAACACAGAAACGGGGACAAAGTACAAGGCATTGTCAAGTGAGAGCTTCAGCAAGCATGGATATCGACCGTCCATCGTATTATTCGATGAACTCCATGCGCAACCCTCGCGTGAATTATGGGACGTGATGACGAAAGGCGCATTCCTGGCGCGTCGCCAGCCGTTATTATGGGTGATTACCACCGCAGGTATGGACCCCAACCGTGTGACGATAGGATGGGAAATCCATGAAAAGGCGCAGATCATTTTACAGGCGCGTGAATCAGGCGATCTCTCTCAGGATAGTCCATCCTGGTATCCTGTTATTTATGGCTACAACGGGGAGGATATCTACAACGAGGAGAACTGGAAAAAGGCGAACCCGTCATTGGGTGAGCATTTGCGAATCGAGGATTTGCGGGTACTGGCGGATGATGCGAAACTCTCCCCATCCGATGAATTGACATTCCGCTGGTTGCACCTTAACCAGTGGGTGACGACAAAGCTGGCAGGCTGGCTTCCGCTTGATCTGTTTGATAGCACGAACGGAAAATGGAATCGCAACGACCTTCTCGGAAGAGAGTGCTATATGGGTTTGGATTTGTCAACGACAACGGACCTGTCCGCGATATGTTTATTATTCCCGCCGCAGGACGGTTTTGATGAATGGCGTGTGATCTGGGATTGCTGGATTCCAGAGATCAACATGAAGGAGCGGATTCGCATGGACCACGTCCCATACGATAAATGGGTTGCGGCTGGATGGTTGTCTTCCACACCTGGCGACATGATCGATTATACGTTGATCGAATCGAGGATCAACGAATGCCGCAAACTGTATGATGTCAAGGAGTTGGATGCTGACCGATCCTTTGCGGCGATGTTACTGCAACGGCTCGAGCAGGATGGAATGAATGTCGTGGATATCCCACAGACTTACGCCAGCCTGACAGACCCGATGAACACCATCGAGATTCTCCTGCGAAGCAAGAGGATGACACACGAATCTAATCCCGTTGCGCGCTGGTGTTTTGGAAACACATCCATTGCCAAGAATGGGAACGCCCAGATCAAATATGTGAAAGAACGCAAAGGCAAGCATGTGGATCGAACCAAGCGCATTGACCTGATCACCGCCCTGGTGTGCGCAATGGCGCGGGCGCGCTTCAACGACGTTGGGTCATTGGCGGCGATTATGAATGATGACTGGGGTATGTGATGTTTTTACAACCTGATGGGAATTGATTTTTCACAGGTTTTGGGGTAGTATTCAAGCGTGGCGGGCAACCTGTCCCCCTCAGGCTGTTCGCCACACGCCATATAAAAAGCAGTCCCGGTTACATATCGGGACGATGTTCGGAACCGATGCACCCGACGAATCACAAGATTCGTCGGGTGCTTTTATTTTCACAAGGAGAATGACATGAAATTCGATTGGCAGACTGTGGCAAAGATCGTGCTGGCGCTGGTGGCAAGCGGGTTTGTGTGGACGCAGGATAACCAGTTGGCATTGTTATCGTTGATCGCGATCGTGGTCGTGTGGACGGTGAAACTGATCGCCGTGCGCACAGGCAAAGAGGTGAGCAAGTTCCACCTTTCAGGCGTGTTGCTGATACTTTCGGTCATGTGCGCGGTGTTGTTCCAGGGATTCGTGATACCGAATTTCCCAACGTTCGATGGCGATTTCGTGATCTTCATCAACGGATTGTTTGCGTGGTGCGGCGCATTATTGACCTCTGGCGCGCAATTGTTCGCCGTGGCAACGGCTTTATATAACATTTTGCTGGCGGACGTTCTCGGGAAGATTGCCCCCGCGTTCACCCTCGCGAAAAAGCCTGGTCACTAATCAGCGCATGAACGAAGCCATCATCAGCGCAATCGCGATCATCGTCGTGGCTTTGATATCGTTTCACGGTGGACGGTCGTTGTCAAAGGCGCAGAAAAACGCCGTGGACGTGGAGACGCTTTTCAAATTGTCGAAGGAGGTTCAAATCCTCAACGACGATCTGCTGAAACTAAAGAACGAGGTTGAACGGTTCGAGGATAAGAACCGCGTGCTCTGGCAATACGTGTACACGTTGATCGAGAATTTTCATTCCAACGATCTCACGCCTCCCAATCCCCCAATCGGCCTGGAAAGCGACCCGAAACTTTTGAAATTGATCAAGAGGAAACCCAATGCTTGATATAAGCCCAGGGATGCAAGCGGGCGGTTACTACGGCGACCTGACCGCTTTGATCCGTGATGCCTTCCATAAGCCATATACGCGGATCAAGATCAAGCCGCGCATCACCATCGACCGTTCAGTGATCCTCACGGATGTTTCTTTCTACCAGGGTGAGACCGATTTCTCCCTCATGAAGCAGGCTGGCGCGGAGGGAACGATCATCCGCGCAGGACAGAACCTGTGGAAGGACACGAAGTTCGACGAGTATTATGCGAAAGCTAAAACCGCAGGTTTGCCGCGCGGTTCATATTTTTTCTATGATAGCCGCGTAGACCCGATCTCACAGGCGAGATTATGGGCAAGCATCCTGAATAACGATCATGGCGAACTGGACCATGCCGCAGACTACGAGGAACGATATGACGGCGATTATGGCGGATGGGTGAATCTGTATAAGTTCATGAGCGAATTTCAGATGAAGACAGGTTTACCCGATGAGCGCGTGCCATTGTACACAGGCTATTACTACTGGCTTTCTGCGGGCAAAGCGCCTTTGAATGTGCCAGGGAGTATGGAATGGTTCAAGCGCCATCGCCTGTGGCTGGCGTGGTATTCAGCCAATCCCGATGCAGTGAAAATTCCGCAACCGTGGGATGAGGCGAGTCTCCTGCGCTGGCAATACACCAGCGGCGGCATGGGCGCATTGTACGGCGTATCGAGCGCGACGATCGATCTTAACAATCACAATGGGAATGAGCAGTCATTCCGTTCATTTTATGGTTTGGGCGTTCCGCCTGCGCCTGTATTGGAGCCGTTCGATGTGACGGTCACGATCAGGCGTGATGGATATGCGGACGGTTCTGGTGTGGTCCACATGGAGCCGAATTGAACATCATTCTCGATGCGCCTCATAAACTGGACGATGTCATCGTGCAGGTGACGCGCGTACAAAAGCCGAAGATTGCGCCGCCTGCGGGTTATCGCTTGATGCGGATGCGCGAGTGGGGCGATCCGATAATGGTGGCGCAGGCGGATTGCAGTGTTTATAAGCGGTATGCGGCGGGGGCGGAGCCTGTGGGGACGTTTCAGGTGGTGGAGTTGTATACGCCTCCGGTCGGGGATTGGAGCGCGGTGACGAAGTACAACCGTTTGACGCGGGAGGATATGCTGAAGGTCGCGAGGGCGCAGTTGATCGCATTTGGGCGAGAGGAACTGGACCCGATCCGGGATATGACCGTGCCTTTGTCGGATGGCTGGACGCTGAAGCAGAAGATGGGATGGATGTATCAGTCATGGTCTGGCGGCCCGACCAGTTTGACGATGTGGGGGCAGGGGGAATGGTGGGAGGAAGGCGAGAAACGGTATGGGACGATGGTGAACGGTGGGGAAATGGTGGCAGTGAGTGAGACGATCCATACGTTTTATGTGCGCTTGCGCGGCGAGACGACAAAGAGGAATGTGACGATGCGCAGGCTGTTGCCGTTCCGCCGTGCGGACCTGGATAGAGACCCGCGAGTGTATCCGTGGTTGTGGCAGAGGGCGACGTGTGTGTACAAGGGCGATGATACTTCCGTTTATACGCCGAAGGGTTTGGTGTACCTGCCTGTGGCGCTGGATTGGAGAGACTTCGATATTTCCGGGTCGCTTGTGCCGGAGGGGTATTTCATCCCGACGGATTGGATGGTGGTGAGTTGAAATCTTATGTGGATGATCTCCTTTTTTTCCTGGGTTGCGTATCCATTGTGGTGGGCGTGGCACAGATGTCCGTTGCGTTTGCGTGGATCGTGGCAGGCGCAGAGATGATCGTTTGGAGTTTGTTGATCGGAAGAAAGCTGGCAAAGAATGGCGCTAATATCCAACCTGTTCAACAGCAATAATAAGGTCGTTGCGGATTCGCAAGCCAGCCCGCGCGCCGATTATCCGTCGCGCTCGGGCAATGACACTCAATCCGGGGAGCGGGTCACAATAGAGAATGCCATGTCTGTGGCGACGTTCTATCGCGGCAAGAATATCATTTCTGATGATGTTGCCAAGATGCCATTCCAGCAATTCAGGCGTGATGATGGCAATGTTTCGCAGATCGAAGCCGATTCCCTTTTACGCAACCTGGCTTATCTGCTTCAAGTTTCGCCGAACGAATGGGGCTGGACGCCCTTCCAGTTCAAGAAACAAATCATAGACTGGCAGATCACGCACGGAAATGCGTTCATCTGGAAGCCTCCGATCTTTCCGCCCCAGTTACTCATCCTGCCTGCGGGACGAACTGTGCCCGTTTTTGAAAAAGAGACTGGCGCATTGTGGTATCAGCATACATTTTCCAACGGCGAAAAGCGTTTTATCCCGCATGTCGAAATCCTGCATCTGTTAATCAACCCGGACGAAAGCGGCGTGATGGGGCGCGGAGTCCTGCGGTTTGCGCGCGAGTCGATCGGGCGGCAACTTAGCGCCTACAGGACAGAGTCCAAGCTATATAAAAGCGGCTTGACTGCCTCTGCCTATGTACAGGTCAACGCAAAGTTGAGTTCTGAAGGCAGGGACAAGATTCGCGAGGAGTATTCCAAGGCGATGACAGGCTCGCAAAACGCATACGGGCTGGCGGTTCTCGATAACGCCATTACCAAGTTCGAGCCGATCCAGATCGACCCGAAGGATGCCGAATTCCTGGAAGGCATAAACGCGACTGACCGGGATATTTGCAACTTCCTGGGCTTGTCTGAGCATATGCTCAACCGTGGAAAAGAGGCATACAACTCGAACGAGCAAAAATATGGCGAGTATTTACAGGGCACGCTGGATGCGTACCTGGTGCCGTGGGAGGAGGGGGCGCGTATCAAATGGCTGACACTCGAGGAACAATCGAGCACCTATTTCAAATTCAACCGTGCCTCCCTGTTGCGCATGGATGCGAAGGCGCGTGCGGAAACGAATTCGATCAAGATTCAAACCGGGCAAATGTCCCCGAACGAGGCGCGTGCCCTGGACGAACAAAGCCCATATGACGGCGGCGGTGAATTTTGGATGATGTCAAACCTGCAACGAGTCCAGGAAACGAAGCAAGGAGAATTACAGGATGCCTAATCCACCCATTCGCTGTTTTGATGGAGATGACCTGCCCCATGATCCATTCTGGCGCTGGGTCAATATAGACACGGACCAGCCTGAGATGGAAATCGACGGCGTCATCTCACAATATTCGTGGTTCGAGGATGAAATCACGCCCAAGATATTCAAAGAGCAACTTTATCAGAACGGCAGGGGTGGTCCCGTATTGATGAAGTTGAATTCACCCGGCGGGGATGTGATCGCCGCCGCGAAGATGCGCGCGATCATGACCGATTACCCCGGCGAGATCACGGTGCGTATCGAGGGCATGGCGGCTTCCGCGGCAGTGATCGTTGCCATTTCCGGCAGGCGTGTGCAGATCACTGACGCGGCTTACATGATGATCCATGATCCTGCGGTCGTGGTCTTCCTGGCGCAACTCGATATCGAGACGCTTGGAAAATTGCGCGATGACCTGCGGGCGATCAAGGACGGTATTGTGCCAGCCTATTCTGCGAAGACCGGACTGACCGAGGAACGCATTGCGCGCATGATGACATCCGAGACATGGATGTCTGCGCGTGAAGCGGTGGAACTTGGTTTTGCCGATGAGATATACAGCGGCGGCCAGCAGGCGCCCCGCAGTCCGATCACGAACATTGCTTACGTCAATGCCCTGCAATCCTATCTAAACGTCCCGCCCGCTTTGAGAGACCTGACCAGACAGGAATCCGAACCTGAGGCGGAGAATGTCGAGCGCGAACGCAAATATGAGCGCTTGCGCGAACGTATCAACCAAATACAAGGAGAAACCAATGGCTGATCTAAAACCCTTTCTCGACCGTGTGACCAACGCGCAAGCCGCTGTGCAATCCATCGTCAACCAGATTGAAGCGGCGATGAAGTTGGAAACCCCGGAAGGCGCAGAAGAAGCGTTGGCATTGGAGTCGAATCTGGACGAAGCCATTGCCAAACGTGACCAGGCGCAACAGTTCTATAACAAACTCGTGAAGGCGCAGGCGCCGAACGATCTGTTGAAGAACTTTGTGCCCGTCTCTGAACTGCCTGTTGAACCCGAAGGCAACCCCGACGGGAAAACCATGAAGCGTACTGAGTTCCAGGCGCTCGATAGTCGCAAACGCTGGGAGTTCATACGCTCCGGCGGAACATTGCTCGAAGCCTAAAGGAGATAAACAATGGCTAACACACTTACAAACTTGATTCCCGACGCCTATGCCGCGCTGGACGTGGTCTCGCGTGAGCTTGTCGGGTTTATCCCGGCGGTCGCCCGCGATGCAAAAGCCGACCGCGTGGCGGTGGGACAGACCCTGCGCGTGGCGCAGACCCCCCCGAATGCCGCTGGCGCAGACGCCACTCCCGCGATGTCGTTGCCTGCCGCGGCTGACCAGACGATCGGAAATAAATCGCTGACCATCAGCAAGAACCGCTATTTTCCTTTTTCCTGGACGGGAGAGGAACAGCGGTCTGTTGACGCAGGTCCCGGTTACCTGACCATTCAGCAGGACCAGATCGCACAGGCGATCCGCGCCGCGATGAATGAAATGGAAACAGATATCGCTTTGGCCGCCTATAAAGCCGCCTCACGCGCCTACGGTACATCAGGCACTACGCCGTTTGCTTCAGACCTGTCTGACCCTGCCAACATCAAGAAAATTTTGGACGACAACGGCGCGCCGTCATCGGATCGCTCGCTCGTCCTCAACACCACTGCGGGAGCCAAGCTCCGCACGCTGGCGCAATTGACAAAGGTTAACGAGGCTGGTTCGCAGGATTTGGTGCGGCGCGGTCAGTTGCTGGATCTGCATAACCTGGCTGTGCGTGAGTCTGCGAAGGTTCAGAATCACACCAAAGGCACCGGCGCGTCCTATCAATTGAATGGCGCTCATGCTGTTGGGGCAACGACCATCGCGGTGGATACCGGTAGCGGCACCATCGTGGCGGGCGATGTGATCACCATCGCGAACGGCACTCCCGCTGATACCAACCAGTATGTTGTGACAACGGCTCTTTCTGGTGGGAACCTGGTCATTGCCGCGCCTGGTCTGTTGTGCTCGCATGTGGATAACGATGCTGTAACCGTAACGAACAGTTACAGCGCCAATGTCGCATTCAGCCGCAATGCGGTTTTGCTTGCGACCCGCCTGCGCTACATCCCGCCCGAAGGCGACCTGGCGATTGACCGCGAGATCATCACCGATCCCATGACAGGCATCCCGCTCGAGTTTGCGATCTATCCCGGGTTCGGCATGAACGTCTACATGGTGGCTGTTGCCTGGGGCGTCTCGGTCATCAAGCCGGAACACGTCGCGCTGTTGAAAGGTTAGGCTTATGGCTGAACAATTGATTTCCATGACCAAGGACGGCGAGACCATCAATGTCAACCCTGTTTGTGTGGAAGATCATAAACGGCTGGGCTGGACGGTGGTCGAACCCGAGTCTGTTGCCGCAGAGAAAAACGCGGACGAGACTCCCGTGAAAAAGAAAAAATGATTTTTTCTCCCTCAGGATCGTGATGGATTTTGAGGGAGAAAAATGAAAACTATGACAAACATACTTACCCCCTCCGAAGCCGCGCTCTTCCTGCGTACCGAGGATGATAATCCGCTGGTGGCGCAATTACTGCCGCTGGTGGATGAATATATCGAGGGCGCAACAGGCCGCGACTGGACCGCCGATATTCCGATTCATGGCAAGGCAAAAGCGGCGGCATTGGTTCTGACATTGTCCTGGTATGACAACCCGATGATGATCGGGAAAAGCGACGATGGCGTGAACGGGCTTTTGGTACAGTTGGAATCAGAGGCGCTCAAATATCGCAAATATCAATTCGACGGGCGAAGCGGCGCGGGAACGATCCATCTGACAGGCGCCATGAAGGGCGATGTGATCGAAGACCTGGTTGGGGTGCGCGGCGTCAGCGGAGATCAAGCCAGTAAGTTCGAGTCGGTGATCTCAACGGATGGCGTCATTGCGCAGACCGACGGCGGCGATCTATCCGTCAATTCCTATGTTGTCATATTGAAACATCCAGCGGAGGATGTGAACGCTTGATTTAAGGAGAAGGCTATGGCTGATTTTGTTTTCAACATTGCGAAGGGGCGGGTTGTGGAATATTACAACCGCGTCAAATCGAACGATCCGACGAATAGCGCGCTGATCCTGGTGGTGATCGACGCGAATGGAGATACGGATGCGACGATGAAGGACCGAGACGACCTGGCGGCATTGCTGGGTGGAACGGCGAACGAGGTGACGAACACCAACTACGCCCGCAAAACGCTGACCGATGCAGACCTGGCGGCGCTTCCCGCGCCAGATGATACCAATGACCGTTACGATATCGACCTGCCAGACCAGACGTGGTCAACGATCCTGGCAGGAACGGCATGGACGGACATCCTGGTATGTTATGACCCAGACACCACGGGCGGTACGGATTCAGCCATCATCCCGTTGACATGCCATGATTTTGCCGTCACGCCTGATGGTTCGGATATTGTGGCGCAGATCGCGGCGGCTGGTTTCTTCCGAGCCTCGTAAAGGCGGTATACGATGGGACAATTATTCTCGGTCACAAGCGGCAAAACAGCAGGCGCGGCGGCAGGCTCTGTCAAGGTCGCCGTCGCGCTTGCGACTGGAGCAGGCGTCCGCAACGTCATCACGCAGATCGATGTCACGCTGAACGGGACGAACGCGGCGGCAAAGCCTGTGCTGGTGGAACTGGTCAAGACTACCGCCGCGCCCTCTGGCGGTGGAACCTATACGCCCATCAAGGTGCAGTCACGGGTCGCATCTGTGACGACCGCGCGCACCAACGACACAACCGATGGCTCGTCGCCGACGATCCAGCAAGCCTGGCTGGTGCCCGCCACATCGGGCATGGTCGTGCAGTTTCCATTGGGACGCGAGATCGAGATGGCGCCCAGTGAATTTTGGGAGGTGCGTGTCACCTGGCAATCTGCTGAAACCGTGACGGATTACCTGGTGAACGTGTACTTCGAGGAATGATGGAGTGCGTAGTCGCGTATTGCGTCCTCTCGGGTATCGCGACTACGTTATTCCTGATCGTGATCCGTATCAACAAGGATATGAACACTATGGCACTCGTTGAACGTTTGATGGGTTTGGAAGAACCAAAGATTCCTGTGCATACCTTCTTTGCGGCGCAGAGCGAGGTGATCCGCGGCGCGGTGACGGTGGCGCAGGTAAAGACCTATTTTGCAATGGACGCCGCGGCACAGGCGGAGTACGACTCGCTGGTTGCAACTGCACCGACAGGCTCGACCGCGACCGCGTTGGCGAACAAAGCCCTGTTCATGGAGAAGGTACATGCCGTGTTTATTTTGGCGGAAGATGTTGTAACTCAATACACCACCCCTGCCGAAGTCAGGTCGAAACTGGGTATCTAGCCGATGACATTATTGTCGAAGGTTGGGTCGTTCCTCACGGGAACGGGAGCGGTGTCCTCGAATGTGGTGGTGAATGATGTTGGCTTTCAACCGAAAGCCGTCATTTTTTGGTGGACGGGCGCAACTGGTTCGGTGGACGCATTATTCAACGCGAATAATTCGATGGGTATGGGATGGGCTGTCAGTTCGTCCTCCCGCTCCAATCGAGCCGCCGCTTCCCGTGATGCCCGCACTTCCTCTGCAACCAACAAAAATCGGCAGAGCGACGAGGCGATCACCGTGCATCCAGCCTCGGGTTCAACTACGACTGTTGATGGGTCGTTGGATTTCGTTTCGTTCGACAGCGGCGGCTTTACGCTGATCGTGGATGACCAGTTCGTCACGTCATTCAGGATTGGTTATCTGGCTCTTGGAGGCGACGACATCACAAATGTATTTGCCGCGAACGGCAGGTCTATTCCGGGCGGAACTGGGAATGAGGCTGTGACGGGTGTTGGTTTCAAGCCTGACATTGTTTTCTTTGCATGTAATCGCATTACTACAAGCGGCTCGAACGGGACGAACGCAGAAGGATCATTTGGCGCGGCGGTCAGTAGTTCACAACAGGCTATTCTGTTCGGCGGCGCGCCAAGCGGTCAACTGACAATGGACGCAAAAAGTTATTCCTATGACGGCGAGTGTCTTGGGGCTGGCAACACGTCAGCCACGTTCGACATCAGTTGCCGCGGCACTTTTGTTTCAATGGATTCGGATGGATTCACGATCAACTGGCTTGAACTTGCGGCGGGTTCATACGATTACCTGTGCATCAAAGGCGGTCAATGGTTGATAGGCAGTTTGTTGACACAAACAGACACATCCACAGATATTGTGGAAAGCGGCTTTGGGTTTACCCCAAAATTTGGGATGTTTTTTTCGCACACTTTGCCTAAAAGCACACAGAATGTCGTGGATGCAAATTGGAGCAACAGCGTCGGGGCGTTTGACAGCGCAAGTTCGAGGATTGCGGAGGCATCCTATATGGAGAATGCAACCGCCGATAGTGAGTGCGACAGCGCGGTTGAATTTGATGAGGTGTATATCAATATCGGGGCAAGCGATGCAGTGGTTGGATTGATGGACATCAAGAGCGTGGATGCCGATGGGTTTACCTGCATCATGGATGACGCCGACCCTGCCCAGGCGTTTGTGTGGTACGTGGCGGCTGGCAATAATAAGCAATATCCAGTCCGTCCACAGGTGGTATTGCAGGCTCTCAACCGAGGAGCGGTGATCTAATGGCGAGGCTTGGGCGTGGTTTTCCCGCGAAGGTCATTCGCATACGTGTGTATGGCGCGCTTGGGGCGTACGCGGTTGGTCAGACGAGTGAAACCGACGAATCGCAGGCGATCAATCGCGTAAAGATTCGCACGCTCGGGCAGGTCAGCGAGGCGGATTCGGCGCAAAGCATCACAGCGCAACGACGCTATGCGGTTGCACAACCGAGCGAGACGGATTCAGCGCAGGCGTTTGTTGTACAGAAGGCAAGAGTCGCGGGACAGGCATCCGAGTCTGATGAGGCGCAAGGGATCACTGCACAACGACGCTATGCAATGGCGCAAGCAAGCGAGACGGATTCAGCGCAGGCGTTTGTTGGACAGAAGGCAAGAGTCGCAGGTCAGGCTTCGGAGACGGATTCGGCGCAAGGGATCACTGCACAACGACGCTATGCAATGGCGCAAGCAAGCGAGACGGATTCAGCGCAGACGATCACACCTGGAAGCAACCAGACGATTGTGCCAGTGAACCAGGTTACAGAGACGGATGCGGCACAAGGCATCACAGCGCAACGACGCTATGCAATGGCGCAAACCAGTGAGACCGATTCAGCGCAGGCGTTTGCGAGACAGAAAGCAAGAGTCGCAGGTCAGGTTTCGGAGGCGGATTCGGCGCAAGGCATCACTGCACAAAGACGCTACGCATTGGCGCAAACCAGCGAAACCGATACAGCGCAGGCAATTGCGAGACAGAAGGCAAGAGTCGCAGGTCAGGTTTCGGAGGCGGATTCGGCGCAAGGCATCACAGCGCAACGACGCTACGCAATGGCGCAAACCAGCGAAACCGATACAGCGCAGGCAATTGCGAGACAGAAGGCAAGAGTCGCAGGTCAGGCATCCGAATCTGATGAGGCGCAGGCGCTTTCAAAATTGAAGGCGAAACTTACCAGTCAGGCGTCGGAGATGGATTCGGCGCAAAGCATCACACGCGTCACAGGAATACTTGTCCAGCAGGTCGAAGAAACGGACATTGCGCAACAGTTCTTCCGCACGAAGCGCGTTTCCGTGGCGCAGGTGGTCGAATTCGATAGTGTGCAATCCATTAGTCCGCAAAGGATCAGGGCGTTATTGCAGGTCAATGAAGCCGACCTGGCGCAGGCATTCTCGCCTGCCAAGCAAGCGACCCTGGTGCAGGTCAATGAATCTGATCTATCGCAAGCCTTTGCGCGATTGAAGTCCAGGGGCGTTGGTCAGGCGTCGGAGGTGGATGCGGCGCAGGCAATCGTGTTCAGCGGAGCGGTGACGCGGATTATCCTGGTGGACTCGGTCGCGTATATTGATTTCGGGATCAATTCGATCTCGAACGATCCATTGTCCATCAATTCAAGGTCTGTCGCTTTGGTGAGCGTAGACGCGGAGGATGCTCCATGATTTTGGATATCGTACAACTTGGCAATTATGGATTCAAGCTGGTTGTGAACGTAAAAGACCCAGATGGCGCGGTGCGTGACCTGACGGGCGCGAGCAACCTGAAGATAAAAATAAAATCAACCCTGAGCACCAATGGCAAGGAATTCACCGCGTCCGCGGAGAATCTCGCACAGGGCTCGATCTCTTATACCGTACTGGACGGCGACATCGACAACCTGGGCGAGTGGAAGGCGCAGGCGTATTACGAACTGGGCGCATGGAAAGGGCACAGCCATCCTGAACCTGCCTTTTTTGTGGAAGGAAATCTTGCATGACTGACAGGTTCGACAGGTTCGATACTCTTATCAACGCGGGCGACCTGCGGACCCGAATCACTTTTCAGGAGCCGACCGAGGCGCGTGATGACGGCGGCGCGCAAGTGTTCGGGTACGCCAACGTCGAACATGATCCGTTCGTGTGGGCGCGCTGGGTGAACGCACACGGGCAGGAGGCTGTTCAAAGCGACGCCTTGAAGTTCTCACAACGCGCGACCGTGACCGTGCGATACCGCGAGGATATCCAATCCACATGGCGGATTCTCAAGGACGGCAAGGCATGGCAGATCGTATCCATTGACCACATACGCGAGCGCAGGCGCTGGACAGAAATGATCGTGGAGCGCTCGAAAGGAACGGTGAAAACATGACCACCCAGGGAAAATTCACGATGACTGGTTTGAAAAGCTGGCTTGAGGATATCGCCGCGGCAGGGCGCGATGTGGACGGCTTCACCCATGAGGTACTTGGCGAAGCCGCCGAAGAAGTGCAGGATGAAATGCGCAGGCTTGTGCCAATTGATACGGGCAACCTGTACGACCATATCCAGGTGGATGGGCCAAACCAGACTGGGAATTATATCTTTGCCGACGTGGGCGTCATCCATGACCGCGCCCACACCGACAGGGACACGGCGATCTATTCGAATGTGATCGAGTACGGTTCGGCAAGCGTTGGGGCGCAACCCTATATACGCCCTGCGTTGAAGACCAAGCGCAACGTGGTCAAAAAAGCGATGACAAGAGTCCTCAAACGATGGGGGCTGGCTTGATATGACCACCATTTTCGAGCGTGTGGAAACTGCGCTGGGGACGATCAATCCCGCTGTGCCGTTTGCGATGGCGCCGTATAAATCCAGCGGTGACCTTCCCGATCAATATATGGCGTATCAAATGATCGCTGGCGAACCCGAGCAACACGCCGACGATTCGGAGACGGAACGATCCTATATCATCCAGGTTTCGGTGTTCAGTCACAGCGGACTGGCCTCCCTGCCTGGTGTGGACGCCGCCATGCTTGCGGCGGGTTTCGAGAAAAGTTCAAGCCGTTCCCTGCCCCAGGACGCGGGCACGGGTCATTATGGACTGGCTCTTGATTATGTCTATCTCGAGACGAAGGAGTGAGCCATGACGATATGAAACAAAAAACTTCATCCATGTCGAAAAAATTTTACACAAGGAGAATTGAGATATGCCTGTTAATGCCACTGAACGAAAAAGTATTGTAGGGGTGCGCGACCTGTATTTCGCGCTTGTTACCCAGGATGACGACGGAGCCTACGCCGCCGACACGCCTGAATATTTTGCGCCCGCGATGTCGGTGAAGGTGACGCCTGCGTCCAATTCGCAGACGCAATACGCCGACGACGGTCCATTCGACACGATGACCAGCGAGGGCGAGACCAAGATCGAAATGGATGTGACTGCCATCCCGATGGAGACGCGCGCCACCATCCTTGGGAAGGTGTGGGACGCGGCCACGGGTCGCCTGATGGACAACGGCGGAACGCCTCCCGATATTGCGCTGTCATTCCGCACGGTCAAGTCGAATGGCAATTACAAATACCTTCAGTATTTGAAGGGAAAATTCACCGCCCCCGAACAGGAAGCGGCAAGCAAGACCGACAGTCCCGACCCGAAAGCGACCACGATCACATTCACCGCGGTGAAGACGATCCACCAATTCACGGTTGGGTCTGTGACGGACGGATTCAAGGGCGTCGAGGGCGATGAGGATTCGACCAATTTTGTCGGAACGACCTGGTTCGACGCCGTGCAGGTGCCTGTGGCTGGTTCCCCGGGTGCGTTTACCTGTACCCCGTCGCCTGCGGATGGAGCGGCTGGTGTATCTGTGGGTGTGACCATCACATTGACCTTCAGCAACGCGCTTGCCTCTCATGCAGAGGACGGCATCATCCTGTTGCGGACCAGCACCGCCGCGCCTGTGACATGCAGTCGCACGATCAATGCGGCTCGCACGATCGTCACTCTCGACCCGTCGGGCAACCTGACAGCGGCCGCGGCGCACATGATCGTTGTGCCAGGCGTGTCAGACATTTACGGTCAGGCGCTCGCCGATACCGTGTACGATTTCACCACAGCCTAATGACAAATGGATGTGACGCCCGATCACGGGCGTCACATCCATTGGAGATTACTTCACATGCCAATCCCTTTAGCGCCGCTGGAACTGATATTGTATGGCGTGGATGACGAGGTCAAACGCAGGGTGACGCGCTCGATCGTCCCCTGGGGCATCCTCGAGCGCGCCATCGACCTGCAAGCAGAGTTCGAGAGCGTCGCATTCGACGAAAAAGGCGAACCGCAAAACTTCACCCGCGAACAGATCGCGCTGTTGACGGACTTCGTCGCGTTCATTTTCGACCATGCGGTGACGCCTGATGAGATACGCAACGGCGCGAGCCTGACGGAGATGTTTTCCATCTTCCGCCAGATATTCGCCCGCGTGTCAGACATCATGCAGAAAAACCCTACCCTAGCCCTGAATTCGCAGAAGCAGAACTTGCAGAAAGTGCGACAGGGCAAATAATCACGAACTGGGCGCGCAGGATCAAATATCTCCTGCTGGATTTCGGAAAACTGGGGAGCCTGCGCGAGATCGAAGCGACGGACATCTATACCGTGCTGTTGTTCATGCTGGAATACCCGAAGTTAAAAAAAGACGGCAAGGCGGCGCCCTCTGCGCCTGTCTATGCCGATCAGGTGAAATGGATGTAACCAATGGGCGAGGCTGTTCAAAAACTCTCTGGCAAGCTGGGCATAGACACAACCGACTTCAAGACGGGACTGGCGGCGGCAAACCGCGAGTTGCGCGTGCTGGAGTCTGGTTTTCGCGCCAGCGCATCCGCGTTGAACGATTGGACGCAGGACGCGGGAGGGCTTGAGGACCGCATCTCCTCGCTCACCGAAAAAATAGACATACAGAAATTGAAGGTGGAGGCTTTACGCGAAAACTATGAAGAGATGGTCAGGCAGAACGGGGAGAACAGCCGCGCGGCGCAGGACGCCGAGATACAACTGAACAAAGAGACACAACAGTTAAATGAAATGCAAAAAGAACTGGCGGGGTCTGAGCAGGCATTGCAGGACCTTGCGACCGCTGAAAACGAGGCGGGGGATTCCGCAAATACCGCCCGTGACAAGATGGAGGATTTCAAAAAGGTAATGGGCGGGATCGGGGAGGTCGTGGCTGGGACGATCAAGATCGTGGCTGGACTGGCAGGCGCTGTGGCGGGTGTCGGTCTGGCAATTGGTAAACTTGTATTCGATACAGCAACCGCATCCGCAGAGCTGGTTGACCTATCGGCAAAAACAGGCATCAGCACAGAACGCTTGCAAGAGATGGAATATATCGGCGAGCAGGTTGGCACATCGCAGGATACGATCGTTTCGTCTATGGCGCGGCTGGTGCGATCGATGGGAAGCGCGCAACAACAGCAGGCGGACTTTAACCAGGACCGTGAAGAGGCGCTTGCCGCAGGCGAGGAGTTCGACGGGCAATTAGGAGACACGGCATCGGCATTCGATAAGCTGGGCGTCAAGGTGACAGACGCAGGCGGAAAATTGCGAGATAACGAAGCCGTGTTCGCCGACGTGATCACTGCGCTGGGACGGATACCGAACGAAGCGGAACGTGACGCGCTGTCTATGGAATTATTCGGCAAGAGCGCGCAAGAATTGAACCCATTGATCAAGGCGGGTTCGGCGGAGATGGCGCGTCTGGCGCAGGAGTCGCATGAGGTGGGGGCGGTGATGTCTGGGGAGAATGTCGCGGCGTTTGAAGAACTCGACGACACGGTTGCCAGTTTGAAGGCTGGCTTGAAGGGCACGCTGGGAACACTGGCGGCGTCGTTTCTGCCCGGGTTCCAGTCGTTGTTCGATGAATTGGGCGGTTATCTCAAGGGGTTCAAGGGCATTGTCGAAAGTTCAGACGGCGACATTGCGAAGATGGCGGAGGGCATCGGCAAACTTGCGGCTCGGATCGTGAGCGATATCGCGGCGCAGGCGCCCCAATTGCTCCAAACGGGCGTGGTCATTTTACAGTCCATCGTTCAGTCGCTTATTTCCGCCCTGCCAAGTCTTATACCTGCGGCGATCGAGATCGTGGTTTCCTTGCTGGAATTCATACTGGACAACCTGCCCCTGCTGGTGGAAGCCGCGTTACAGGCGGTCATCGCGCTGGCAAACGGCTTGAGCGAAGCCCTGCCGAGATTGATCCCTGCGATCATCGAGGCGTTGATCCTGATCGTCAACACGATCGTCGAGAACCTGCCCCTGCTGGTGGAGGCCGCGACCCAGTTGATATTGGGTTTGACAAAAGGTATTTTGATCGCCCTCCCGATTTTGATCGAGGCGCTTCCACAGGTGATCGAAGCCATTGTACTTGCGCTGATCGAGGCCGCACCGTTGTTGCTTTCCGCGGCTGGGCAGTTGCTGGGGATGCTTGCCGCAGGCATCGTCCTTGCGATCCCACAGGTGTTGGTCGCGATCGGGGACCTGATCTACAGGCTCGGGCTTGCCCTGGCAGAGTTTTGGGAACAGGCGCCAGAGATCGGCAAAGCGCTGATCCAGGGGTTATGGCAGGGCATCGTGGACGCGGTGCCGTTCTTCTTGGATAACCTGCGAACGTTTGGCAACAAGGTTGTCAACGAATTCCAGTCGATCTTTGGCGTGCAATCGCCCTCGACGGTGTTCGCTGACGACATAGGTAAATACCTTTTGCCAGGACTCACGAAGGGCGTGGAAAACAGCATCCCGAGCGCGCGCCGACAACTGGAGCAGACGATATCGGCATTGACGAACAACCTGCAACTGGGACTGCCCGGGATCGGGACGAACGTTCCGCAAACTTCGCTGGCGGGCGCGGCGGCGGGTTCGGTTACGAACAGCAATACAAGCAACCAGAACGTGACCATCAACATTTCAGCCACGGTGCGCGGTCAGCAGGACATTGACTACATGGCGCAGGAAGTGGCACGGCGGATCGCAAAACCATGACCACATCATTATTGAGAATTTCAAGCGGCGGGACGGTCATCAACTTTTCGGCGGGCGATGATATCAGGCTGATGCAATACAAGCCTGTCGTCACGGCATCGCAGGGAAAGAACGTCGAAGACCAGGCGCGCATTGGTTTTGTTGGCAGTTCGACAGTGAACAAGGCGAACTTCAACGGGGTGAACCAACTGCTCGAGCAGGCGCGCAATTTTCGCAGGACGGAAACAGGGTCAAGAGTCTACCTGGAATATGACCCAGACAGTTCTGGAACGTATTACCGAAGCATGGTCGTTGACGGATATATCGAACTGGTCGAGGACACGATCGGCAGTACCTGGGAAACGGCATACATCTATGGCATCCTGCACATCACGCGCGAGCCGTTCTGGGAGGGGGCATTGACGCAGGTGCCGTTGAGCAACGCTTCGGCAAGCGGGAACACGAGCGGGATCACGATCACGAATGCGTATGATTCGACCGCTGAGAATTTCGTGGATGTGGATTCGGCGGATGTGATCGGGGACCTGCCCGCGCCGATCAAGTTGCAGTTGGAGCATACGAAAAGCGGCGCAGATGCGTGCAAGGAATTTTACACCTGGCATAATGTGTACTCGAACCCGAGCGCGTTCGACCATGTGCTCGAAGCGGAGGATGCCACAGGCGCGACGGTGACGGATTCGGGCGCGGACACGACCAGCTCGGAGGATATGTACGCGACGCTGGCGTGGACGGCGACGACCGAAACATTGATCGCGACCTGGGCGCTCTCGAATACGCTGGTGACGAACGCGGCAGGAGGCAGGTTTGCGGTACTGGCGCGCTGGCGGGGATTGTTCCCCTATACGAACGCGTGGATACGCCTGAAGTTGATGACCGCGAACGACAAAGTATTATGGAGCGGCAATCTTTCGATCGTGTCATCGACGCGTGAGCTGGCTTTGCTGGATGTTTTGCGGATTCCGCCATACCTGGCGGGGCAGGCTTCGATCAAGGATTTGCAGTTGAAGATGTATGGGTATCGAAACCAATCGGGGACGCATTCGATCCCGCTGGATTATTTACAACTCTCGCCAATCTCTGGCGATTCAGGCTGGAAGCGATTCCTGTCGGTGGATGATGGCGCGGCCTACCAGGAGTTTTTGACGCACGACGACATCGAGAATTTTACCTATCGCACCGACACGAGCGCGAAGTTGATCTCGGAGTTCAGCGATTATGGCGGACCAATCCATCTGGTGCCGAACAAGGACCAGCGGTTGTACTTCAACACCTGCGACAAGGACGGTGAAGCCAAAGTAGACCAGACCTGGAAGGTGAAGCTGTGGTATCGCCCGCGGCGGAGCGTGTTGTAGATGGGCAATATCGTTTTCTATAACCGTGATTTCAACGGTACGATCTCGTTCAACCTGGACATCGAACTGGAGCGGTATTCGTGGAACATGATCGGCGGACCCGAAGCGGCGATCCTGCGTGTGCAACCGCTGGCAGAGAAATGGGAACTGACGAAGTTGTTGCGATGCCCGATCGAAATCTATGGCGACGATGGCGGGATCAAATGGTGGGGGTATGTGAACCGTGTGACGATCCCGCATGGGAAGATACGCGTGGGGCTGGGATTGGATGAATTGTACAATTCGATCAGCATCAAATATAGCGGCGGGACGACCGCCGCCGCGCTCGACACGCAGTCCACCACGGAGTATGGAACGAAGCAGTTTTTCATCAACCTGAGCAATGCGAGCCAGTCGGAGGCGGAGGGGTATCGCAACACGTACCTGGGGTCTCATAAATATGCGGTGCCTGAACTGGAGCTTTCAGGCGGGCAGTCGCAGATCATCATCGAGTGTTATGGCTGGTGGAAGACGCTGGCATGGAAATATTATACGAACGTGGCGACGAGCGCGGTGGAGAACACGACGCAGGTCAGCGACATCGTGACGGCGTGCGGGCAATTCATCAATGGAACGGTCGTCGAAAACACGGCAGGCATGACATCTGTGCCGACACGCGACGGATCGAACAATGGGCTGGCTTATATCATGGAGTTGTTGAACGCAGGCACGACGAACGCGCGTCCCCTGCTGGCATACGTGGATAAAAACAGATACCTGCACGTCTATGAACAGATCGCAGAGACAACCGAATACATCATGCGACCTGATGGGATGCTGGAAACATTGCAGGGAAAACTGGTGGAACCTGAGAACTGTTTGAATGCGGTGTGGGTGCGCGTGAAGGGCGTGCCTGATACGCTGGGGGGCATCTCCGCGATGAGGCCCTTCTTTGTGCAGAAGGCTGAGTATGTAGAGGAGGATGAGGCGTGAGTCCGATACGCAAGAAACGCAGGGGCAGGACGCAGTATCAATCCGCGGGGGCGTTTGCGCAGACGCGCCTGGATAAATATGTAGCCAGCGTGGCGTCGGGATCGATCCCGACGTTCCCTTCGGGGTATGGTAGCGGGAGTTATGGAGGCGGAACAGGCGGGGGGGGAGGAGGAATAGACCCGTTCCCTCACATCCACCTTCAGGCGGCAAGCACGACAATCGGAGCGGGCGGGGAAGTTGATTTATCAACAGTTGTTCATAATCGAGGCAGTTGCTGGGATGTTACCGACAAGGCTGATGGATATATATATATAACCGAGCCTGGTCTTTACGTGTTTTTTGCCAGTTTCAGATTCACGTTGTCAAGTTCTTCTGGTACCCCTCAGTCGATTCTGTGGGTGTACGATGACAGTATGGCTTCGACGTATGGCATCTATCTGACAGCGGACCAGAAAGCCAGCGGGCAACTGAATTGGTCAGGCGTGGCAACTGGTTCGCATTACTTCGCAACTACGGGAACGATCAATATAGATATGTTCACATTGATCGACAGTTTGCACAGCGATCTCGAAAACAGCAATCTTTCCATAGTTCGGTTGTCTGGTTAGTGATTGGTGAATTCTTAATTTAAAAGCCTCGACCGCGTTCAGGGGCGCGGTCGAGGTCATAGGTGCAGGATGATCTCCTGCACGTCGTCGTTGATCAACCTGCCGTAAATCTGATCTGTGGTGACGAGCGATTCGTGCATGAGGTTTTGCGAGACCGCCTTGAGTTGGGCAATATTGGAAGCGCGTTTGAGTGCGTAGACGGCGTGCCCGTGACGAAGTTTGTGCGGGGAAAGATAGGGCACGGAGGCTCTGGCGCAAATCAATTTGACATCTTCGGCAATGACATGATGACGTTCGGCAAAGGCGTTTTCGATGAGATGAAAATCCATGCCATCGGAGGTGAGAGGGGAATACCACAGGTAACGATCCCCCAACCCATTTTGAGAATGAACGGCAGAACGAAGTTTTCGATCCCAATGGCGAACGACAGCGAGTATGTCCTGCACCTGGAGCAGATAGGTGACGGCGGCTTTGTGGTTTTTTGTGCGGACGCCGCGTTCGGGGAGTTGATAGACAGCGTTACGATCCAGATCCATACATGAGAGAGGCAGGGATGCCAGGGCATCGGCGCGCATTCCGCTCAGGAACAAGATACAGACAGCAACCTTGCCGCGTTCTTCACGCAACGTCTCGGTGGGAATGGATGCGACTTTGCGGACATTTTCCAGAGTCCAGAATTCACGAACACGCAAGCGGGCAAGCGGATGGGCGTGACGCGGCGGAACAAGGGATTCGATCCATGAGTCGGAAATCGGTTTATAGCGGCGCGACCACTCTGAGCCTGCAAAAGCAAAAAACTGGCGGGCAGTCATCAGGGTCTTGGCAATGGAGGCGGGAGTCAGCCTGTCGCACAGATAGGCGGGAAAGGTTGGATCAATGGAACGGGCTTTGATGAGCGGATATTCGTCTGCCCATACGAGGAGATGACGCAAGGCGTTCCAGTAACGGGAGACGGTTTTGGGATCGTTTTGCCGAACTCGCCCGGCATGATTCAGGTAGGCACGGATATCGAGGTAGTTCTGGCGGTGGATCATTTCTGCTCCCGTTCTCGCCGACGGGCGCGGGCGCGATTGACGGTCCGCCCACAGATGGGACACTGTGACTGCATGAGTTCAATATAGCGATTGACTGATCTTATTTTCGGGGAGATGAGCGCCACTGGACGGGCGCATTTGAGGCACCATGCCTGGTCATCGGGCAAGCCTGCGCGTTTGTTTCGTTTTCCAGATATGGTTTCGCGTGCCCAGGCGACAAAGGCAGGACCGTGAATCCAGATTTCTCCTTTCGCCCCGCGTGCGTGTGGGAGTCCTGCGGGCAGATACGACCGATAGACTGTGTCCACAGTAACGCCCAGCTCTTCGGCAATTTCGCCTGGCTTATAGAGCATGTCGAGCAGGCGCGCCAGTTTGATAATATGCCGATGTTTGAGTAGGGGTTTTCTCATATTTGCTCCAGGATGAAACAGAAAAATGCGACGGGGTCGTCGCCTTCTGCGGCATTTCGCTCTCCTGAAGCTAGATGTTATTCAATTTTCTTTTTGGAACTTCGCACGGATGGCGCACAAAGTTCCAAAAAGAGTCGGGGCGGAGAGATTCGAACTCTCGACCTCACGGGCGTGATATGACATCGAGGATCACTGCATTTTTGTATCTTTGCAGTCAGGAGAGTGACGACCCAACAGGTGCAATATCTGGCCTGTCTATTTCGTATCTTTTTTGGACAATAGATCGGCGATCCACATCACGGCGAACACCATTCCAGCGACAATCAGAATAATCATATTGAGAGAGAGCACGACTGGAAGGACAAACAAAAAATAAAGAACTCCCTTTCCGTTCATGGGTATGAAAGGAATTTTATATTTCGATTTCGTTTTTGTCTTGTTTTTTGGCGGCGGTGATGCTGTCGTCTTTTTTACCCTGGGAGTCGATGCGGACGTTTTCAGGGTTGGGGTAATGTGATAGCCAAGTGACTGGATATCCATGTCCAGACGGACACCGAAGTCAGCCAACTCTTCATCTCTTTTGATAAAGCCGCCTTTGATGCTTGCATGGCATTCGCCGATAACATTTTCCAAGCCTGATTTTTGGAGTTGTTCCCGATACAGTTTTGCGTTTGGTTTGGATAGATATCCGACAGTTCTTCCCTCAATCTCGACCCTGACTGCATTGCCAGGATCATTCTTGTTGTCATCTTCCAGTATCAGTCGCGCCAGAAAATAGTCGTCATCGACCCCTTCAGTTTCATCTACATACCCGAAAATCGACTCGATCTCGTCCCGATAAGACGCCTCCCCCACTACTTGAAGCGGGTATGGGTTTTCATACGTTGAGTCGAATTGAATAACTTTCATGCTTACCCCTTTCTTTTATTTCAGACCCAGTGGATTGTTTTGACGGGCTGGACCCAGTGCGCTGGTGTGCGATAAAAGGCGTTGTGAACATGGCGGCGGACTTTTAGCCAGGCAACGTATTGGGCAATGACATGCAGGTCTTCGGAGTGGGATCGAAGGAGGGCGGCGATGAGTTCGTGGGTGGTCATTTGGAACCTGGCTTTTCAGGGAAGATGGTCGTGAGCAAGACAACGATAAAGATCATGATGACGAAGGCAACGCCGAGATCGGGATTGTGAACAGTGGAGGGCGGCATTATTTTTTACGGCTGGCGCGAAGATTGTTCTTCATGCGGATGAAGGCAAGGATTTCCTGCTGGTCCATTTCAGGCATGTCTTGCGTCTCGTGCAGAATTTGCTCGATGATCTCGTTGATCTCAGGCGCAGGCGGGAGAATGCCTGCCGCACGATATACCTGCTCCGGGGGAAGTTTGAAGGCATGAGCGATTGCAACAATCGCTTCATTACCTGCATTTCGTTCTCTCGACAAGATTCGAGCAATTTGTGTTGGCGATATTTTGCTCGTGCGAGCCAGGTCAGATTGAGACCATCCACGTTCTTCAATCTCTGCGCGAAGCCAATCAGCAAAATCTATTTTTTCCATTTGGCAAAAGAATGTTACATCCTAGGCAATGACCTTTGGGGATCACAAAATTGCCTCTTGACAAATAATTGTAATTGCCTATAATGACCTATAGGCAATAAAAAATAACCCATAGGACATTTCCTGAATGAAAAAAGACAAAGTGATTTACAAGACCATCCCCGTTCGACCCGAGGTATATGAGCGTGTGAGGTTGATTTCGGAGGCGAACGGTTTTGGAGAACGGGGCATGGGGGCGCAGGTGGCGCAATGGGCGGGGCGTGAACTGCCTGAGTGTGAGCATGTAAAGCAGGCCGTGCAGATCGAGACATTTTTTGGCGGGGCGACGCTGACGAAATCTGTGATGCGTGCGGGGTATTTTTGCCCGACGTGCATGAGGGTGTATGCCAGCAAAGGGCAACTGCCGACTGTGAAAGCCAGACCGAAAAAGGAGTTCGTATGATGATCCTTGCGCAGGGGTTTGTTTTGCTTTTGATCGTATGGGTCTGCATGGAATGGTCGCTTAGGTAGAGCGTAACCCGAATCGAGAGGCAAGTCATGAACGGGCTGGATTTGGGGAAGGTTCGGGCAGGTTTGGGATGACGCCACGGAAGCGATGGCCCAACGAAGCCGAACATGCGCGAATGGATGCGATCGCACTGGCGCGCAGGATCAAGCAACAGATATTGCCGATGCTGGATGTGATGGAACGAGGGGCGGGTGTGCCGAGTTTGGAGTTGTCGTTGAGGTTGACACGGATCGGGAATGCGGCGAACGAGATCGAGTTGAAACTTGTGGAAGCGGGTCCACAGGATTTTATGGACGAGAACGATATTGATCAGCCATAGCGGGATGAGGCAGTTCCCGTTTTGGCGGTGAGACTCCTCCTTTTGAGACTGGGCGGGTGGGAGAACCCGCCCAGTCAAGAGGAAGAGCCACCCCCATAAAACTGCGGCAAGCCTCCTGGCAGTCTGTGCGGATGGCGCCCAGGCTGTAGGGAAGGAAGAGAACCATGACGAATGTGATGCAGAGCCAATTGACAGACGATGAACTGGACAAGCGGATCGAGCGCATCCTGTGCGATCACCAGGGGAAGGAGCGGTCGGTGAGGCGCTGGGACCTGGTGGTTGAAATTTTCGGCGCAGGTTTCGACCTTCCGCGTAATGACACGAACGTGTATGACCGCCGCGTGCGGGAGAGTGTGGAAAGATTGCGAAACCATGGCTGGCTCATCCTCAACCTGAACGACGGGCGTGGGCGTTACCTGTGCGCGACCGAGGAAGAGTATTGGGAGTTCCGCATGAAATACGTCCAGCAGGTGAAGTCTATTGCGGCAGTGATCCGCTGTATGGACAGCGCGGCCAGAAGGAAATACCCGAACCTGTTACAGCCTTCGTTGTTCGATCTTGAATCGCTGGAGGTGCAGTTATGAAGACCGATGTTGTAAACGTGATCGAGACGAAGAATCCGCCGTCGAAGATCAACGGCTACGTGATGATCATGCGCGGGATTCAGAGCACGGAGGCGGCGCGGGCATGGGGCGAGAGGCACGGGTTCAGGACGGTGTACTGGATGCGCGCGGCAGAGAAGGTGTATGGCGTGCAGGGCATCCACGAAGAGGCGCTTGCGCTGGATGAAAAGAGCAAGTCTTTGCTGAGGAAGTTGAACAATGTCATCGAGGAGGGGGTGAAATGAGAATGGACATTTGCATTTCCACTTATTGTGCGGTTGGTATTTTTTTGTTGATATTCGTGATCGGTTTTTTTCGCCTTGCGCGCAGGTCAGACGAGGAGCGCAGGCGATGACTGGCTGGAACAGCGACAACGATCAGAACGATGCGCTGAAGACGGGGATGCGAGGTGTCGAATACTGGATGTGGGGCGTGTGCGTGTTCTTCATTCTTGTGCTCGTAATTTCCGCGGCTGGATGCGCGCCTGCGCCGACGGAGGAACATTCGCAGGACCTGTTTCTCGAGGCGCAACAGGCTCGGGCTACGTCTGATGCGGCATTGCAGGCGGCGGAGTTCCAGGAGCGTTACCTGACGGCTACGGCGCAGGCTCCGATCATCCACATCACCGAGACGGCGGCGGCGTATCAGATCAACGCGACAAGCACGGCGCAGGCTTCGCTTTATCGAAGCCAATCATGGACGGTGACCGCGCAAAGCATCCAGGCGACCGAGACCTCCGCGATGACGGCGACCGCCCTGGCGTGGACGCCGACGCCGAACGCGACCATGACGGTGGTGTTCGCGCAGTTGCAGGCGGATGCGACCCAAATCCATTTGCAGGCGGAAAACGCGACGACCAGGGCGGAAATGCAGGCGACGGGATGGTACACGCTGATAACCATCGTGTTCATCCTGGCTGTGGCGTTTGCGTATGTGTTCGCGCGGCGGCTTTCAATGATGCCGCACATTATGGATGAACGCGGGCGGAGCGTGCCGATGATCGATGTGCTGGACGGGACGGCGTGGGATATCGAACGTTCTGCGAACGCGGTGATGGGGGTGAAGCGGCAATTTCTTTTACAACTCCCGAAGATCACAGATGCGCGGCAGGATGCCGTGATCGAGCGTTCGCAAATGGTGGATGCAGGGACGCGGACTCGGCAGGGCAAGCGGCTTCTGAACGCGCCGAATCCGATAGCCTCGTATTCGGGAACGTCGTTTGAACTGCCTGAATGGACCGTTCTGAAGGACTGGGACGGACGCGGGATTCCGTATTATACGGCTGGCGGGTTGGAGGTTGTTGACTGCGAGCGTTTCCCACACCTGGCGGTCTTGGGAGCCACAGGGATGGGAAAGAGCCGACGTTTCATCCGTCCATTGATCGCCTGCGCATTAGCCGCAGGGCAGAGGGTGGTGATCGTTGGCAAGAGCGCCGATTATCGTGTCTTTGAAAGCCATCCGAATGTAACGCTGGTGCGGGTGAACAAACTGACCGAGCAGGAACAGGCATTGCGCTATGCGAGGATTTTGCAGGCAATCGTCGAGGAAATGAATCGCCGCGACGATATTTTGAGTGCGGCGCATCAATCCACATGGACGCATTCGGGACGTGAGCGAACATGGGTGATCCTGGACGAACTGGGGAACGCCCTGCGGTTGATGAATCGAGAGGCTTCGAATCAATGCCGTATCTGGGTGGAGGGAGGCGTGATGGAAGGGCGCAAGGCTGGCTTCAATTTTGTGATTGCCAACCAGCGGGCGACGGGAATGTCGTCCATTTTGTCGCAGACAGGCAAAGCCATCTTCCGCGTGGAGGCAGATGAAGAGCGTGCGCATCGGTCGCTGGCTGGCGCAAGCGCACTGCATGACGGTTATTTCATGGCTCGGTTTGGAAGCCTGAAATTAGCGGGGGGATTCAATCCCACAGACGAGGAGATCAGCGCATTTTTTCAAAGCCGACCTGTAAGCAAGATCGAGCGGGATGAATGGGTGGAGGGTATGGAGATCGCAAGCCCTGAACTTCCTGTAACGACATCGAAGCTGGTGAGCGCGATGGATGACAGGGAATTGAGGGTGATCGAGATGTATCAGTCTGGGGCGAGCCAGCGTGAGATCGAGAAGGCGCTGTATGGCTATAACGGCGGAGCGGCATCGGCGAAGGTCTCGAGCGTGATCCGAAGTTATAGGAACGCCGCTACTACCACCCTGCCAGGCTCGGAAACAGGCATGGTTGCGGCTTGAATGTAGTAGTAGTAGCACCATGAGATGAAAGGAGCGACATGCAACTACAGGAATTTTTGAATGCAGTACGAAACATGCGGAAATACCAGAAGGCGTATTTCCGTGATAGGAAACCAAGCGACCTGATCACGGCAAAGAACTATGAGGTTTTTGTAGACAGAGGACTTTCAGAGGGAGTGACCGTGACAGATGATCCCGTTGTGAATGACGGGCATGCAAGGCAGGAGACACTTTTTTTGGAGCATGGAGACCATGAAAAAGCAGATCAATAGCACGAATTTATTCTGGGGTGTATATGTCGCCTTTTTGTTCGTTTTGTTCCCACAGGCGGCGTGGACGATCGGTCAATTTCAGGATGTGGACGGCGGGCAATGGTCTTTTCTGGGCGTTCAGGCTTCACCGCTGGCGTGGTTGCTGGCAGGCGTGTTCGAGATCACGATCGGCATCGTGACGCATCGCCTGAACCAGCATTGGATGGAGATGCCGAAGCGTTATAAAGCGGACGGCATGGCTGGCAGGCGTTTTTCGTATCGGTGGCTGAATGTGTATGCGGCCACCCTTTTGACTGCGATGATCGTCTCTGCGATTGCCAATTACACCCATGTGGTTGAGTTTACGAACCGCAACTTGCAGGTGTTTCTGACCGCGCCGTGGTCGGTTCGTTTCTACCAGGTGGTATTCGGTATGGCTTTACCACTGGTTTCGTTCGTGTTCGCAAGGGCGCTCTCGACGATGCAGGAGGGCGAATACGAGGACGATCCAGCATTCGCCAGGGCGAAAGCCGACCTGCGGGAGGCGAATGTCACCATTCGGTCTCTCGAACAGTCTATTCGGTTGAGCGAACAGCGGGCGAATGACGCCGAACAGCGGTATTTTGCGGTGGGGGATGTCATTCGGTGGCTGTTCGGCAAGGACGACTCTTTGCGTGACCGCATTCGAGGGATCAGGCGGACGTTCCCCGCGCTTTCGCAGAACGGGATCGCACAAATTTTGCAATGTTCTGTCAGCACGGTGAACGACGCTTTGAGCGGGTTTCAGGTTGAAATTCCAGAAATGATCGAGGTGGAAAATTGAGCGGGCTGATCGTCGGGTTGGTGTTACGCCTCCCGATCACGGAGATTTACACATCCGATGCGAAGTTGATCGCCGTCATCTATGCCGATCACGCCTGGCAGGATGGCACACATGCGCATCCCGCAGTTGACACGGTGGCGGCGGAGTCGGGATTATCAGCCAGAACCGTACAACGATACCTGAGGATGCTTGAAGGCATGGGTTTATTGATCCCAAGCGGGAAGGGACCACGCGGCACAAACCAATATTCGTTTCCGCTGGTCGAGAACGATGACGGATCGGTGAAACTTGGTTTTCGACTGGGGGGTGACAGCCTGTCACCCCGTCACGCTAACAGGGGTGACACGGAATCGGGTGACACGGAATCGGGTGACACAATTGTGTCACCCAAACAAACAAACCAGAATCTAGTAGTTGTAGTAAGCGCGCCGCATTTTTTTGAAATTTACAGCCGCGAATTCGGGGCATTGACGCCCATGATCGCCGATTTTATCGAGGACGATTGCAAGACCTATCCGATGGAGTGGGTCGAGGATGCAATCAAGATCGCGGTCTCTGCGAACAAGCGCGACTGGCGTTACGTGCGAGGCATTTTGAAAAACAGCGCGGCGGAAAAGAAACGCCCATCCCTGATCAGATCGGAGAATAGACATGGCAATGACAATGGCACAAGCAATCGAAAGAGCGCAAAGCAACCCAGACGTCCGCAAGCGGGAACTTCCAGCGATTACACAGAAGCCGACCGCCGCGTTGCCGAAGAGATCAACTCGGGAATGTCCACAATGCCTGGGTGAAGGCTGGCGTTATGCGCGCCCAGGCGAGCTGGTCCACATCCGCAGTTATGACGGGGACGATATTGAGCTGGTCGTTACCGATGGACAGGTGAACATGTTTTCCGTTCCGTGCGAAGCGTGTGTGAGCGAGCGGATAGACCGACAGATGGTCGAGTTGCAGGGCGTATGTAATTTCACGGAGTCAGAAGCGAAACTGCGACTGTCTGGAATCGCAACCCGAAACAGGACGGACACGGCGAGGATGGTGCAGGCGTGCCAGGAGATGCTGGACTGCAAGGCGGCGATGTTGACGATCTGGGGCACGAACGGGAATGCCAAGAGCGCGGCGTTGATCGCAACGGTCAATGAATTTCTGGATCGAGGCATTCCCGCGCTGTACCTGCCGTCGTATGACCTGCTGAACTGGTTGCAGGACGCCTTTGCCAGCGACGGAAGCGTGAAGAGCGAAACGATGTACGCAAGGCTGGAACGCGTCAAATATATTCGTATGCTTGCCATTGACGAATTGCAGGCGATCAAGATCACCGACTGGAGGCTTGAGCAGTTGAGGAACATCATCGACCGACGATGGCGGGATGGATTGGATGGCATATCGTTCACCCTATTCGCGATGAACGAAGACCCTGCTGGTCTCGAGCCGCGCATCTGGTCACGTTTGCGGGATGGACGAAATGCTGTGAGCGGCGAGCCGATCATCGTGAATAACGATTCGGATATGCGTCCGTTGTTGAGGAGACGCGCGTGAATAATCACATCCAGACCATGCGCCCGATCTGTTTGCGGGAGTTCGATCTGCAAGCCCAATTTGAAGCCTGCCTGCGATGGAACGATCCGCTTCAATGGGAAGCCCTGGCGGTGTTGTATTTCGAGCGCGGTTATTTTTTGAATGCGCTGGAATGTTTTCGACGGGCGGACGCGATCCGAACGAGCCGAGCGATGAAATTGGAGACCATGCCATGACGGAAAGTACCCAGGCTGTTGTCGCCCGCTATTTTTTATGCACAGGACAATGCGTAAAGCATGAAGACCTTTATAAATATCCCAAAAGCCACATCATCGGACACCTGTGTTATGTCAGCGATGAGGGCAGACAAGTGACCGCCCTGGCTCGTTGGGAGGTGTCGGTTGAAGCGTTCAGAATCCCGCCGATCAATATCAATCCGAAGATCGATTGCATGATGATCGGGGATGTGCGTTCCATCCGTTGCCGCTATCCTGGTTGCGAGAGGACGGAGCGCTGGGAAACTGGCAAGGCGGCGTTCCTGGCTTTGATGGCTCGCTATGGCAAGGAGAAGATGGAATGAAATTTTTCGAGACGGTGCGGGATGCGTTACGGACGCGGCATTATGCCTATCGCACAGAGAAGACGTACCTGCATTGGATTCGTCAATATGTTCGGTTTGTCAGACCTGTTCATCCGCGTGAAGCAGGGAGCGATGGCGTAAGGCGTTTTCTCACCCATCTTGCTGTGGAGAAGCAGGTGAGCGCCACAACGCAGAATCAGGCATTGGCGGCTTTGCTGTTTTTGTACAAGCTCTACGGCGTCGAAATGGGAAGCCTGGATATTGTGCGAGCTAAAAGATTAACCTACCTGCCAGTTGTGTTGACGCACGATGAAGCCATGCGGACGCTTGAACAATTGAGCGGTCAGTATAGGATTATGGGTCAGTTGATGTATGGCGGCGGGTTGCGTTTGATGGAGTGCCTGCGACTGCGCGTCAAGGATGTTGATTTCCATAACCGCACATTGACCTTGCGAGACACCAAATCCAACCGCGACCGTGTGACCTGCCTGCCTGAGTCGGTGGCGCCTGCACTGTTGTTGCATCTGGCAAAAGTCCAGGCACAGCACACGGAAGACCTTGCCAATGGTTGCGGAGAAGTTGAGTTGCCTTTTGCTTTGGATCGAAAATATCCGAACGCGCCGTTTGAATGGATCTGGCAATATGTCTTTCCTGCGAACAAGTTTTCGACGGACCCGCGCAGTGGTCATGTTCGCCGACATCATGTATACGAGACGAGTGTACAGGCGGCGATCAAACATGCGGCGCGCAAGGCTGGCATCGATAAGCCTGTAACCCCGCATACGTTCCGCCATTCGTTCGCGACGAAGTTGCTGGAAGATGGATACGACCTTCGCACGATCCAGGACTTGTTGGGGCATAAGGATATAAAAACCACGATGATCTATACGCACGTGACGATGAAGGGAAGCGGTGTGGTTTCGCCGCTTGACAAGCCAGTTATTAAACAGCGCGTTGCTGTTGAATCATGAGTTCGGCGTTTATGTTTGAATATTATTACACTTGGAAAAACAATGAGAAAAGGCAAACGCTATATAAGCGTGCCTGTCGTGTCGTGGCTCGTGGTCGGATGAACTCTTGCCTTATCGAGTTTGAGAATGGTCAGCGTGAGATTGTGTCTCGCAATGCGGTGAAACGCCTAAAAAGCGTTCAACGTAAACCGTTGGCGTTATAATTGCCAAAAGGAGAGTGACATGGACGAACAACTTGAAAAAGAGCTTGAAGAAAAGATCAAAGGATTGAATGATGTTCTGAAAAAGCTTAACGAGGCTGGTTTACGCGTTGAGATAAATGTTCAGAAATTTCAAGTTAGTGATATTGAAGAAAGACTTGTCGCGATTGACGTAGAAGTGTATCGTCGCTTTATACCAGGACAACAATCACTCCGGTAAACTACAGTATTTATCAAAGTCTATGTTATTTGTGGCTAGTGGCGAAGTCTAGCGAAGAGAAGAACGCGAATCGATCAATAGTATAATTTATTTGCAATCCTGACCAGTTCGGGAAAATGTGTTGGACTGATGCGCCCAATATCTCAAAGATATTGGGCGCATCATGTTTTGAAGGAGATGATAGATGGCTAGGAAGCAGTCTCGTCCATGCAAGATACATCCGTGGGTACTTGTTCCAGTTGGCGGCTGGTGCATGTTGTGCGGACCCGTGCGCGTGCGTCCGCAGGATAATCGTCCGTCCGCGTCAAAGAGGGGATACGGTGCCGAGCATGTCCGAAAGCGTGAGGCTTTGCGGAAGCGAAGTCCGTTTTGCTGTGATCCGTTTGGGCGACACCCTGGTCAATTGATACCGATGGTCGTTCGGGACCATGTCATGCCGCTTCGACAGGGCGGGAGCGACAACGAGTCCAATGAGCAACCGTTATGTGTTCAATGTCACAACTATAAAATATATAGAGATGGATCAAAGGGGGGTAAAAAACTTTTCGGCGGAGGGGGGCGAA